CGTATGTTACTCAACTTTCAAATTGGGTTGAATTTGAAATGACAGCTAATGAAGGCGCACCAGTAGCTTCACCTGAAAATCTAACCAACTGGTTCTACTCAGTAGTTGATCAAGTTGACATTATGGTTAATACAACAAGTGGTTGGGTAGGATACAAGAATGTCAGTTATGATGGTAACGGTTTCCCTCTACCATCAGGCGTAAATGCAACTGATCCTAACGGACCAATTGTAAGTGCAACTGAACCATCTACCCAATCAGACAACACTGCTCTTGTATACGGTGATATTTGGATTGACACTAGTGATCTTGAAAATTATCCAATCATTAGTCGTTGGCAGTCGGTAGAAGGCACTGATAAGTGGGTTCTCATTGATAATACTGATCAAACAGGCTCAAACGGTATCTTATTTGCTGACGCACGTTGGGCAATTAATGGAACTACTGATCCTGCAAATGATCCGATTCCTTCAATCGTATCATTATTGACTAGTAACTATCTAGATGTAGATGCTCCAACAAACACTCTATATCCAACAGGGATGTTGTTGTTCAACACTCGTCGTTCAGGCTATAACGTTAAGCAATATCGCATTAACTACTTTAACAGTGACCGCTTCCCTGATGAAACTCTCCCAGTTGAGAAGGATGCATGGGTAACGGCAAGCGGACTACAAGCAAATGGTGCTCCGTATATGGGTCGTAAGGCTCAGCGAGCAATGGTAGTTCAAGCAATGCGTTCTGCTATTGACACCAACACTGCAATTCGTGACGAAGACAATAACTTCAATCTTATTGCAACTCCTAACTATCCTGAACTACAGCCTAATATGGTTGCACTCAACAACGAGAGAGGTCAAACAGGATTCATTATCGGTGATACACCAATGAGACTTGCTGATAATGCAACAGCGATTCAGGCATGGGCAACTAATGCTGCTGGCGCAACATCAACTGGTGAAGATGGCCTTGTAACTCGTAATACATATATGGGTCTATTCTACCCATCAGGTATTACAAGTGACTTGAGCGGTAATCTCGTAGCAGTTCCCCCATCACACATGATGATCAGAACTATCCTACGTAACGATAACATTGCTTATCCTTGGTTTGCTCCTGCAGGCACTCGTCGCGGCGTCATTGACAATGCTACAAGCATTGGTTATATTGATGCGGCAACCGGTGAGTTCCAAGTAATTAAGACAAACATCGGAATTCGTGACGTACTGTACACGAATCAGATTAACCCACTAGTCTTCTTTACTGGAAATGGATTGTTAAACTATGGTAACAAGTCAAGCTTTAATTCACAGTCAGCACTTGACAGAGTTAACGTAGCAAGACTTATTGCGTACATTCGTCGTCAATTGACAATTGCAGCAAGACCGTTCGTATTTGAACCAAATGATGCATTGACAAGACAAGAAATTTCAGGTGTTGTACAAACATTAATGGTTGATCTTGTTGCTAAGAGAGGTATCTATGACTATCTCGTAGTATGCGATGAATCAAACAACACACCAGCACGTATTGACAGAAACGAGCTTTGGGTAGACGTAGCAATTGAGCCTGTTAAGGCAATTGAATTCATCTACATTCCGGTTCGTGTATTCAATACAGGTGAAATTTCAGGACAATAATTAAGTTAGTGGGTGCCCCCGGGCACCCACTAACAAAAGATAAATACTTATAACAGGAGAATACAAATGGCAACAGCCTCACAATCATTGTTCAACATGACCGTAGCATCTGACAACGCAGGCGGCAACCAAGGTCTGTTGATGCCTAAACTACAGTTCCGCTTTAGAGTCAACTTTTTGAACTTTGGGGTTGATGTTAATGGTGGTCTACAGCTTACTAAACAGGTAGTAGATTGCACTCGTCCAAATCTTACATTTGAAGAAGTTACTATGAACGTATATAACTCAAGAATGTATGTAGCTGGTAAGCACACATGGAGCGAATTAACTGTCAATCTTCGTGATGACGCAGCCGGTACTGTTTCAAAAGCAGTCGGTCAGCAAATTCAGAAACAATTTGACTTCGTTGAGCAAGCTTCTGCTGCTACTGGACAAGACTACAAGTTCCAAACAAACATTGAAGTCTTAGACGGTGGTAACGGCGCACTTGTTCCAGTAGTACTAGAAACTTGGGAATGCTATGGTTGCTTCATCAAGTCAGCTAACTACGGTTCACTAAACTACGGAACAAATGATCCAGCAACTATTGCTCTATCAATTCGTTATGATAACGCAATTCAGGCACCATTAACAAGCGGTGTCGGACAACTCGTTGGTCGTGCATTCAATGGTTCTACTGGTATCGCAACAGGTATCGGTGGCACTACTTAATAGATAGGACACTTTATGTCACTAGGAAACTGGGGCGAAAGTTTACTTAGGGACGCTGCCGGAGCATTCTTCGGCAGCGAATACCTTAGAGATTATACGCACGCTTCAAAAACGTTTAGAACTAATTCTTACGAATACACTCCTAAATTAAAATTCTTATTTCACACTTATTTTGAAGTAAATTCACAAGTATATTCTACTGACGCCAATTTATCAGTACTAGTAAAAGAAGTGAAACTTCCTTCGTATACTATGCAAACTGCACAAATGAATCAATACAATAGAAAACGTATTGTACAAACTAAGATAAAATATGATCCTATAGAAATTGTATTTCATGATGATTCCGGTGATAACGTCACTAAGATGTGGGAAGCATATTATAGATACTACTACAATGATCCAGCAAAGCCTGGCCAAGTATTGCAGGGTGCAAGAGGAAACAACTCTTTTGCTAGTGAATTCGGGTCATCTACTACCAACTACAATGACAGAAACATTTACATAGATTCTACCGCAGGAGAAGAACATGATTGGGGTTTTTCAGGCGGCAGTACATTTGGCGGGACGAAAATTCCCTTCTTTAAAAATATTACTGTGTTCGGTCTAAATCAGCATAATTTTACTGCATACACCTTGGTTAATCCAATGATAACTAATTTTTCACATGATACTTATAATTACGCTGAGGGCAGCGGTGTTATGCAAAACAGAATGACTATTGACTACGAAACCGTAGTGTATAATTATGGTAATTTAGATGGAAGAAATCCAGGAGATATAGTCACTGGTTTTGGTAGTGAAACTGACTATGACCGCACTCCTAGTCCTATTATGGTTCCCGGAGCTAACGGCACAGTTCTTGGACAGGGTGGACTAGTAGATGCAGTCGGCGGCTCAATTGACTCACTTCTCGATGGAGATATTGCAGGGGCCATTAATAATTCTAATGCAGTATACAATGGAATCAAGAATCCAAATTTAGTAGAAAATGCAGCTTTAGAATTAACAAATTCTTTTGTCAATTCACTTTCTAATAATCCTACGAATAGAAATGCACCCTTTACTTTGCCCGGGGCAAGTCAGACTCCAGGTTTATTAGGTCTTGCTGGATCACCCACTGTAGGGACAACTTCATCACCTACTATTATTACAGATGAACCTTTAGCCGGAACACAATACAACGGAATAAACATCAGCGATATTTCTGGATTCCCAGTAGAGGCGCCGTTTAACACCGGACCAAATATTACAGCATAAATACTATTATGGCTATATATTCAGTAACTAACACAGATCAAACTGTCAAAATTTTTGACAATTTTTACACCACTGCACTGCGGGTAAATGCAGCAGATTGGGATGTAGTATATTCTTATTTTGTTGGAACTTCTAAAAACAAAGAAATTGCTAATAATTTTGCTTCGTTGTTGTTTAGAATAGCACAAGAAGGTAACTTCAATGTATTAGACTTATTAGCAACCATAAAAGGAACTAATACTAAATTACAGACTAATCAGGTTATTTGTTATTATCTAAACACATTTAGAGCTAAAGCTTCTTTATATGGTGTGGGCATCATTCCTAAACCAAACGAAACGGTGCAACGAAACGTAGTTCAATAACATGGGTAAATGGGCGCAAGGAAAATTTACTCCTAAAAATCCTCAAAAATATATAGGTAAATCTACCCCAACATATCGCTCAGGTTGGGAACTAACATTCATGACTTTCTGTGATAGCAATGATAATGTCATTTATTGGGCAAGTGAATCGTTAAGAATCCCCTACAAACATCCCTTCACCGGAAAAGCCACAACATATGTACCAGATTTCTTAGTCGTATATGAAAATAAACGAGGAATGAAAATAGCAGAAGTTGTTGAGATTAAACCTAAGAAACAAAGTATCATTGAAAGCAAAGTAGCTAGTGCCAAAGATAGAATGGTAGTAGCTATCAATCATGCTAAATGGGTCGCTGCTACTGCATACTGTAAAAGTCAGGGAATGGCTTTCCGTGTCATAACCGAAGACGATTTGTTCCGCAATGGTAGTAAGTAAATAAATACTTGCATGACTAGGAAATTAGAAGAACTATTTGAATTAGCATCATCCGAAGAGAATGATTTGACTATTCCATTGCCTGAAGTTACTGAAGAAGTGACAGAAAACGCACTAAACACATTAGATAAAATTGAAGCAGCATTGCCTCAGGTGAGAGGACTTGAAGCTGCTGATAATGAGATGGATGAGCTAGCTAATATGGCTACTGCTAGCTACAAAGACCTTATGGACTTGGGTATGCAAGTAGAATCACGCTTTAGCTCAGAAATCTTTAATAGTGCAAGTAGTATGCTAGGACACGCTATTACTGCTAAGACAGCAAAAATTAACAAAAAGTTAAAAATGCTGGATTTACAAATGAAGAAGGCACAACTTGATCAAAAGATGATGGCAAAAACTGAAGAAATTGAGAATACTCCATTAGGAACAGGCCAATCGCTAGATCGTAACGAGCTACTTAAGATGTTCAACAATAAAAATAACGATTAAAGATAAATACAATATAAAGCTATTCAAGGATCCCATATGCGCAGTTTAAAACAATACATTGTTGAAAGTGTTCACACTTACAATTACACTATTAAAATCGCTGGTCAGGTAGATAAGAACTTCCTTGACATGTTCAAATTTAACCTAAAGAAGTTTGATCCTATCAAGATTTCTGATCCTGTATCAACTCCTATTCAGAAAAGCCCATATGGTTTTCCTGATTTAGAGAACGAGGCAGTTCATCTTATTAAAGCAGAGTTTCGCTATCCTGCTACTGAACCAATGATTCAGCAAATTGCGCAGTTGCTAGGATACAATGTAAACATGGTTCGTGTTGTAAGTACGAACTTTGATGACAGCATCAATAGCGAGAGCGAAGCTTATGCTAATGAAGCAAGCCACAGTCCTGTACTAGATCACGAAGCGTTAGAAGAACAGCCAGGCGCTAAAGAAGCTGCTAAGGCATATGGTAATAGCTATCTTGACAGCATCAAAGACCAAATGAAAGACAATACAATTGATATTCCTTACGAAGGCAAGAAGACTCCGGCTGCATTTGATCCTTTCAAGCCAGAAACATTGATTGCTACAATGGGTAAAGAAAGTCCAATGAGTAAAATTTCAAGACCTGAAAAGCCACAAACTGGCGCAATGGGAGGCAAATAATGATGAAAGATATCATGCAAAAGTTAGCTGAATTAGAAGCTACCGCACCAAAAGTTACCAAAAAGAAAATGTTGAACGAAGATTCAACCACTCCTCCTATGAATGTTTCTAATAAGCCAGCGTCACTTAAGGATGTGTTTGCGACACTTTCTGAGAACATTGCTCCAGGTCAGAAGCCTCTTCCGGTATTAGATCCTCAAAAGAAGCAAGCTGGTATGGGATTTGTCACTAGTGATAACCCTGCTGTACAAAATATGCTTAAGAATCTTGATCCAAAAGATGTGCAAATTATGCAAGCTCCCGGTCAACCCGGTCAGCCACAAGCAGGTCAGCAGCAGCAACAAACCGGACAGTCCGGTCAGCCAAATCAAATGCAGGCTGGTCAACAAGCTATGCAAGAAGAATCACCTGCTGGTGGTTCCAAAGAAGACCTAGCAAAAGAAATGTATTTTGTAGCAAGTAAAATTATAAACTATGAAAACAGGTCAGCAACAGTTCCGCAAACTTTATGGCAACAATATGAAAAGCTAAGAGCGACTTGGGAGCAATCATATGGTCAACTAGGCAAGGATGTTATAAATGATGCATTTCATTTAGGAGAATATGTTCACTGGGTTAAAGATATAGGCGCCCAACAAAAAACAGAGGCAGGCGATAAGTTGACTTATCAGGTTAGACCAAGTCAAGGCGGAAAGTGGATAATTTTTAACACTACATTTAATAAGCCTTGGGATGAATATGCTAATGAAAATAAGGCTAAAATTATTGCTGCAAAACTTAATAGCACCGACCCAAATTATTCTAAACTACAAGCAGCAGCAAATGCTGCTCCTGCTCAACCGCAACAAAAATCATTTATGGGTCGTATGGCAGACAAAGCTAAACAGGCTGTTGGCATGAAAGAAGAACAGCTTGACGAACTCTCACCTAGCCTATTAGATAGAGCAGGCAGAAAAGCAGGTGATCAAGCGAGAGCAATTGATGCAACAGTAGTTCCCTACAACCAACAAGATCGCTTTCAACCGCGAGCTCCTGCTGGTTCGCCAGAGAGACAGGCATCGGATGAGAAAGAAAATCAAAAAGACCGGTTTTGGGCTGCTAGCGGAAAGCGTCAGGATGCAGCACAAGCAGCCAGAATGCAGGCTAAAGCCGAAGCTGAGAGAGCCCAGCAGAATGATAATCTAAAAGATTTAAGTCCTGCTATGAAGCGTAAATTAGGTATGAGTGAAGGCGCTAAAGTTGACCGCATGGTCAAGCACATTGAAAAGTCTGAAAAGAAATTAGGCAAGTCAAAAGGCGAAGCAGAAGATATTGCATGGGCAACTGCTAACAAGCGCGGCATGCTTGACAACAAGAATAAGAAAAAAGTTAAAGAAGGTGACATCGCTCCTACTTCCGGCATTGATACTAAGGGTGCTGGCTTAGGCGCTGGCCGTAGTGCAACCACTCTTGAAGGCAAGAAGCCAGACTTCTTAGACCTAGATAAAGATGGTAACAAGAAAGAACCAATGAAGAAGGCAGCAGCCGACAAGAAAAAACAAAAGGTGAAAGAATCAATGAATCACAGAATTAGCGCGGCCCGCTTAGAGGGCAAATCACACGGTCTACGAGGTCACGCACACTCTGGCAAACGTTATGAAGACCTAGATGAAATTCGTGCTTATCACGAAGGCTACAAAGAAGGCCTAGATGAGTGCTATGGTCAAGGCGTGTATGAAACTGCAATGCCAGCAACAGTGCCTGGTATGGCTAATCAAGAACTTGGTGAGCTATCAGTCGGAACGCTAGGTTCATATATGGTAAAGAATGCGAACAGAGGAAAAGATTTAGACAAAGCTCAACAAGATGCAGAAGCCGCAGCTTGGAAGGGCACCGGAAGCCAACAAGATTTAAACAGGGCTAGACGCAAGTTTGATAACGCTGTTGACGGACAAAATCTTGCTGCTCGTAAAATGAGTGGGGTAGGAGATGAAGTAAGAGTTAAACCTACAGGATTCAACGAAGACGATATGGAAGAAGGCAATGCGTTTACTGCTGCTCTTGCAAAGACTCCAAAGGGTGGCAAGTTTGCAGTAGGTGGAAAGACCTTCACTGATCGTACAGGATACGATGCTAAAGTCAATGAATATGCGTTTGAATCTAAACAGCTTGACGAACTA